CGTGTGCTCTTCCGATCTTTTTAGAAAATCCATTAAATTTATTAGAAGTTAATCATAAAGATGGAAATAAATTAAACAATAATGTAGATAATTTAGAATGGGTGACACACGCACAAAATTGTATTCACGCTTGGCAAAATGGTCTACGTAACGAAAATGAACAAGCAAGACGATTAAAGATAAAACTCAAAAATCAAAAATTAAAAAACATTAGTAAAGAAATGGTGCTTGACATTTTCAAAAATTGTATACTTGGAGATAAAAGCAAAAACGCTCATCATTTTGCGGAAAAATATGGAATATGCGTACAAACTGTTTGTAACATAAAATCTTTAAAAAATAAAACATATAAAGATATTATTGCAGGAGGTATGGCATAATGAAAGAAATTACATTAAAAGACATAAAACACGATACAAGAAACTATCGCAAACACGACAAAAGAAATTTAGATTTAATCAAGAAAAGCATAGATGAAGTAGGGTTTGGAAGAAGTGTCGTTATTGATAATAATAATGAAATAATTGCCGGAAATGGTGTAGTAAGTCAAGTTGATAAAGATACAAAAATAAAAGTTGTAGAAACAGATGGCTCAGAATTGGTGGTTGTAAAAAGAACAGACCTTGCCACAGATGATGAGAAGCGTAAGCGTTTAGCAATTATGGACAATTCAGCTTCAGATATGTCAGAATTTGACATCGAATTATTACAAGCTGATTTTGATGTTCCTGATTTGCAAGATATGGGCATTGAGTTTCCTGACTTAATGGATGGTACAAATTATGATGACGAAGAATTGATGAGCAATCAAAATCTTCAAGAAATGCAAACAAATAAAATGTTAGCACTTTCTAAAATGCCTATTGATAGCTACTTGGTAATAAAGTTTGATGAGAATATGTCTAAAGCAGACTTTATTGAAAAACACGTAAAGGATTTTAACCCAGATAGCGATATAGACGTCAAAACACAGTTTTGTACGTGGGCATTTATGAAGAAAGACCCTCTTGATGATTAATGAATATCCGATATTTGTAATTAGCTATAACAGAGCTAAAACCCATACAACAGCCAAATGGCTTGCTAAATATGGTGTAGACCATTATATGGTTATTCATAAAGAGCAATTAGCTGATTATAAAAAATACCAAACCCCAGAAATGCAGAAACATACAACGTTCTTGGAGTTTGACGATAGTTACAAGCTAAAATATGAAACTTGTGATAACGTTCCCCACAGGGTGCAAAACGCAGGAAGTGGTGCAGAGCGGAATTTTGCTTGGGATTATTCCATAAAACTAGGAGCAAAAGCTCACTGGTTAATGGATGACAATATGGCGTTTATGCATATTGTTGGTGTAAACCCCAAAGGCATATATGTCCGAAAGAGATGTGAGAAGGAAGATTTTGTAAGTAAATTTCACAAAGCAGAGCATTTTTTCAATAAATATGAGAACTTACTCCTGCTTGAGCTTACTCAAAATGATTTCTGCATAAACTCTACCAAATTAACATATGCCTTAAACACACGCTGTTTTAGCTGTAATTTAATTTACAATGATATGCCGTTAAGGTGGCGTGGTCGTTATAATGAAGATGTTATTTTATCTACTGACGTTATGGTAGCCGGATATTGCATTGCCTCATATCACGGTGGCGTATTAAAAAAGAAACAATCAACAAGAAATGCATCTGGCGGAAATCACGCTGTTAAAGCTGGAGATGCAAATAGCTTATATCAAGATGGATTTGATTATAGGAACTCATCATTAAAGAAAACAAACCTCTTGATAACAGTATATCCTAAATTTTACAGAAAAGTTGTAAAATATGGGCGTATACATCACGAATACAATAGAATAGAATTAGCCAAGATGAATGGCAGACTGCAACTTATCCCTGCAAAGGAATATGGTTGTAAAAACATAAAGCAAAAAGATTTTCTTAAAGTAAAACATTTTAGGATACCACAATGAGAATATTGGTAACAGGTGGAACAGGCTTCTTAGGGTCAAACCTATGTAAAGCCCTTGTAGACAATGGGGACACTGTTGCCTGCTTAGATAATAACTACACTGGTAGACTTGAAAATATAAAAGAGCTTCTTGATAAGCCTAATTTTACTTTTTTAGAAAAAGATGTAACAGAACCATTAAAGGTAAAAGGAAAAATAGACCAGATCTACAATCTGGCTTGTCCTGCCAGTCCTCCAGCATATCAGGGAAAACATTCAATAGAAACAACAAGGACTTGTGTTCTTGGCGCTTTGAATATGTTAGAGCTTGCTAAAGAGCACGGAGCAACGATATTACAAACCTCAACATCTGAGGTATATGGTGAGCCTTTAGTTCATCCTCAGATAGAAGAATATAGAGGTAATGTAAACCCTATTGGCATAAGAGCCTGTTATGATGAAGGTAAAAGATGTGCTGAAAGCTTATTCTTTGATTATCATAGGCACGAAGGGGTAAATATAAAGGTAGTTCGTATATTTAACACATACGGCGTAAATATGGACAAGAATGATGGTCGTGTTGTATCGAACTTCATAAACCAAGCCTTAAATGGAGAGGATATTACCATTTATGGCGATGGGACACAAACACGTTCCTTCTGTTATGTAGATGACCTCATACGAGGTTTAATAAAAATGATGAACTCGCCTAAAGAAATAACTGGACCGATTAATTTAGGCAATCCATCTGAGTTCACAATGCTAGAACTGGCTAAGATGGTGCTAGAGAAGACAAATTCAAAATCTAGTGTAGTTTATCATCCTATTCCAAAAGACGACCCTACGAGAAGAAAACCGTGCATAGATAAAGCGATAAATCTTCTTGGTTGGCAACCTGAAATAAGTCTTTCTGAAGGGATTGATAAAACAATAGACTACTTCAGAAAAGAAATGAATAAAGGGCTTGTAAGAGCCAAAACAGCAAACGAAAGATAAGCAAATGACACGAGGAAGAAACGCGGAGAGTCTGAAGAACCTTGAAAAAGGAACAAAGTTTTCTTCTAAGATACAACCAACTCCGCAAGCTAAGAGTGAAGGTAGAAGAAGACAGATTGCTGAGGATAACACCATAAAGGCAATATGTAATGCTTTCAGTCAATCTCAAACCCCTGAAAAGGTAATGAAAGCCTTCGAAGAACTTGGATTTGAAGCCGATACAAAGATAAAAGCATTAATTGCAAAAGCAATATCTTTGGCAATGTCTAAAAATGCCCAGCTAAAAGATGTGCTCGCAATGATACAATTCTTGGCTAAATATACAGGGCAGGAACCAGCAAGCAAGTCAATGCTTGTTGATGATGAAGAAAAGGGCATAAATCCGTTTAAGGAATTTTACGAGGCTATCTGTGGCGAAAAGGATTATACAAGATAGTTTTGTCCAAAATGTGTTTTTGAAAATTAAATAAAATCAATAACTTAGTTAAGACCGCTCGTCTATTAGAATACCAAGCAAATAAAGGATTTTAGACAAATGGAATTAGATGATAGTTTCAAAGAAAAATTGTCTGATAAAAAATGGCGTATGAATAATTTATATCAGATACAAGATAGAAACGGCAATAAGATTCCTTTTGTTATGAATGATGCCCAGAATGATTTCTTTGATAATATGCATTCAAGAAACATCATTTTGAAAGCTCGTCAATTAGGATTTTCTACATTTATTAAGATATTTGAGCTTGACAGTATGCTTTTTAATAAGTTTACGGCTTGCGGTACAACGGCAGATAGTTTGGACAATGCTAAGAAATTATTAAGAAAAGTGGATTTCGCATATGAGAATTTAGACGAAGGGCTAAAGTCAGCTATAACACAACGCTTGACCGATTCAACAACATCAATGAGCTTTGATAATGGTTCAAATATTGATGTGGGCGTTTCAATGCGTTCTGATACAAAGCAAATTGTTCACATATCAGAGTTAGGAAAGATTTCTATTCATACCCCTGAAAAATCGGTTGAAATTCGTTCTGGTACATTAAACGCTGTCTCAAAAGACGGTATTGTATTTATTGAATCAACTGCTGAAGGTATGGGTGGACTATTCTATGATATGGTTCAAGAGGCTAAAAAGAACCCTAACCCTTCAAAAATGGAGTTCAAACTATTCTTTTATCCGTGGTGGAAAGAAAAGAGCTATCAGTTAGAAGAAAACATTATTATTCCCGAGAGATTAAACAGATATTTTGCCAAGCTCGAAAATGAGTACGGCATTTATTTAAGCCAAGCTCAAAAGAATTGGTACACAATGAAAGAGAAAGAGCAAGGCGAAAATATGAAGCGTGAATTTCCTTCTTACGTTAATGAAGCTTTTGAGCAATCAACAGAAGGCGTTGTGTATGCTCGTCAACTTGCTAATGCTTATAACTTTGAACAGGTTGGAGCATATAACTTAAGGTTGGATTTACCTGTTTATACGGTCTGGGATTTAGGATACGGTGACAGCACGGCAATCATTACATTTCAGGTGGTTAATAAGAAGGCTCGTGTTTTATGGTATGATGAAGCCTGCCACGAAGAATTGCCGTATTATATAAACATTCTAAATGAGCGTAAAAACAGGTTTGGATTTGCTTATAATAATTGCTATTTGCCTCACGATGGCGAACACGGCTCATTAATGGGCAAAGTTAGTGATGAATTAAGAAAACACGGCTTTAGCGTGGTTATAATGCCACGAGATAGAGAACTTGTGACAGCTATAAGCGAAACAAAGAACTTATTTCATATTGTTGAGTTTAATCAAAAGACTTGTGAGACTTTGCTCAAACACTTGGGTGCTTATCGGTATGAATGGAATGATAAGCTTGGTGTTTGGAAAAAAGAGCCTCGTCACGATGAACATTCTCACGGTGCTGATGCCTTCAGATATATGTTAAAAGCAGTTGAAGGCTATATCATAACCCCTGAAGAATGGGAAGATGAGCAAGAAGTTTATTACGAAAATCGAAACGATGTAACAGGATACTAAAATGGACATTAAAAAATTTATAGGCAAGATTAATATTACTGATTATCTTGATGAAGATGTTTTGGGTAAAATCGGTTCTGATTGCTCGGCTGATTTTAAGGACGACCAGACAGATAGAACTGAGAAGGATTTTAATCTTGAAAAGGCTAAAAAAATTGCTCAGCAGGTTATTGAACCAAAAACATTTCCGTTCAGAAATGCAAGTAACGTCAAATATCCGTTAATTACTAATGCTGTTATTGAGTTCAATTCGAGAGTTTCTCCGTTGATTTGTAATAATGGCGAAGCAGTTAAAATCAAAGCATTAGGTGGAGAAAATGACCTTATTAAAGATGAGAATGGAGAATTTGTAATATCTCAAGAAACAGGTCTGTTCAAAAACGAAAATGAAGATAAGACAGACAGAGGACAAAAAGTCAAAGACATAATGAATTGGATAATTCACGATTTGTCTGACTGGGAAGAAGAAAAAGACAGATTGACATTGGTTTATGCCTTAGCTGGGTTTGCCGCTACAAAGAACTATTTTGATTATGGCACAAGCTTGCCGAAGTCAGAGCTGGTTCTTCCTTTATCACTATATTGGGAAGCCGGAAAGACATTCAATAAGGCAACTCGTAAATCTCAGATTATCTCAATGCCAGTCAATGAAGTTGTCGAGAATATGCGTATGGGCATATTCAAAGACGATGAGGAAGCAATCGCATCTTATAAGGATGAAGATAGCATTGACTTAATTGAAATGCACACACTTCTTGACTTAGATGAAGATGGTTATAAAGAGCCTTATATTGTTGTATTTACAAAAGAAGGCGGAAAAGTATTAAGAATTGTTGCTCGATATGATGAAAGCGACATTTTATATAATAAATCTGGTAAGATTGCCAAGATTAACCCGAAGGAATATTTTGTATTTTATGAATTTATTCCTTGCTTAGATGGTTCGACATATCCGCTTGGCTTATGTGATTTATTACTATTCACAAATGAAAGTATCAATTCTATCACAAACCAATTAATTGATGCCGGAACTCTTTCTAATATTCAAGGTGGATTTATTTCTGGCAATGCCAGAATAAGAGGAGGACAACAGGCATTTACCCCTGGCGAGTTTAAATATATCGACAATGCTGGGTTAGATATTTCAAACACTATTGTTCCATTACCCACAAAAGAGCCAAGTTCGGCATTATTCCAATTACTTGGATTGTTAATTGATAATGGTAAACAATTGGCTATGTTGTCAGATGTTTTATCTGGCGATGTTAATCCGAATATTCAGCCTACAACCTTGTTAGCGTTAATTGAACAAGGTTTGAGTGGATTTAAAGCTATTCTCAAGAGATTACACCGTTCATTAAAGCAAGAATTACAGCTTTATTATGATATGATTTTTGAACATCTTGAGGACTTAAAAAGATTTTATCCTGAGGCTAGATTGCTTCAAGATGTTACAGCTGAAGATTTTAGCCGTGATTTTGTGATTATTCCAGTCAGTGATGAATATTATTCAACCTCGATTGAAAAAGCACAGCGGTCAAACTTTTATATGCAGTTAGCTATGAGTGGTAATCCATTCATCAACCCAGAGGAAGCCACACGGAGAGGCTTAGAAACCCTAGGTGTTGAAAATTACAAACAACTTATGGCTAAACCACAACCGCAACAGCCAGACCCATTAATGGTCGCACAGGCTCAAGCACAATTACAATTTATTATGGAACAAATTAAACGATTGAATGTCCAAAATCAAATTGATTTGATTAAGACTTCACTCGAAAAAATGCGGACTGATAGCGAAGTTGGCAACGATTCAATTAAAACACAGTCCGAAACAGTTAAACGCAGTGCTGAGGCTATATCTGCTTTGGCAACAGCGGAATCAAAACAAGCTGGTATCAATAATCCTGAATATATAAGTCAGGCTAAAGATATGAGCAATTTTAATAACTCGCAAGCAATGGAGAACATGATAGATGAGCAAACAATTGGAAATACTCAAGGACTACTCCCAGAAAGACTGGGAAGCGTTCAAAACAATGGGAATGGGGAAGGTGTTCTTCCAGTTCCTGAAGGACAGCAGGGAGCAGAAAAGGAAGGAATGTCTGAGCTTATTTGATGCCGTAGGAATAAAAGAAAAGAACTTAGAGTTTATAAAACAGCGACAAATGGGTGCGGCAATATGCCAAGAGCTGATTGATATGACTTTAGATGACATTATTAACTTTTATGAGGCACAAGAAAATGAGCAAATTTAGTCCAATTGGAGCAAGAGTTCTCCTGAAATTAATAGAAGTTGAAACCAAAACAGCAGGCGGTATTCTGTTGCCGGACTCTGTTGTTGAGGGAGAAGCCGCATTACAGCAAGATGCAGAGATTATTGATATGGGAAGTGTTGCATTTCAGCACGAAGTAGGCGGTATTATGACAGATTATCCCGATAAGCCAAAAGTCGGAGATAAAGTGCGCATTATCAAATATACTGGTGACCCTTTCGAAATGGAAGGCGGAAAATACCGTATAGTCAATGATTGCGATATTTTGGCAGTAAGTAAACAATAAAAGGAGCAAATAATGGACGACATTTATGATGTTGCAAATATGACCGATGAGGAAGCACAAAGCGAAGCTTACAAACTCGGTTGGAGAAGTCAAGAGGAGTTTAACGGTGACCCCGAAAAGTTTACCGATGCAAAAACTTTTCTTTCAAAAGCGAATAACAATGTTCCAATGTTACGAGAAAATTATCGTAAGATTGAAGCTTCAAACAGGCGATTACAAGAACAGCTTGATAAATTAAGCCAACAAATGGAACAGGCTAACAAGCAGTATGAGGAAGCAGAAGCCAAAGGTTATGAGGCGGCAATCCGTGACATTGAATATAAACAACGCAAAGCCGTCGAAGATGGCGATGTAACACGCTGGGACGAGTTACAAAAGCAAAAATCAGAACTCAAACCAGTTAAACACGAAAGAACTGTACAGCAACCGCAAAACAATAGCGGATTGGTGCAAGCAGACCAAGTTGCAATCGCTGTATTTGAATCTAATAACCCGTGGTTAAGAACAGATGCTGACTTAAATGAGGATATGCGAGGCTTTTTATTAGCTGAACGTGGTAAAAATCCTGATTTACCGATGATTGATGCTTTGGAACGTGCAAAGCAGAGGGTTATTAAGGCTAATCCTGATAAATTTAGAGAAATGCCGAGAAGCAATGCGGTATTATCTAGCTCAGGAGCGACATCAAGCAAATTGTCGTATGCAACATTACCTGCCGAAGAAAAAGCAGTCTTTGACAGAGAATGGGCTCATATGGAGCAAGATATGAAGCTTCGTGGTATGAGTGCCGAACAAATTGAAAAATCTAAAAAGAGCTACCAAAGTTATGCTTTGGAAGCACATAGCAAATAAAAAGGACATAAGATATGGAAAACAGACAAGCAAATCAACTGGATAATTCCAAAGACGTAAAAACTGGGCAAGACAAATCGATGAAGCGTGATAATGCCTTCTATGAATCATATGCAAATATGAGCGCAGAAGAAATTAAAAAGTTGCGTGAAAAACGTAACACAAACAGAGCTTCAATGAGTGGACAGACGTTAAAAACTTATGTACCTGAAAGCTTCAAAAATCCAAATCTTCACTATGAATGGGTAATTTTTGACCCGATTGAAATGGATAGAAGATTGTCGGATGGCTGGGTTATCGTAGAAAATGAGAAATTAGCCAAATTAAAAGGATGTTCAACAACATCTCAGGTTAAAATTCCTTCTGGCGGTAAAACAGCAAACGGTGAGCCTGAACATTTAGTATTAATGGCTATTCATAAGACATTATATGAAGATGATGTTAAGGCTTCCAAAAAACGAATTAAAGAACTCGATGATTATATCAATTCTGGAAAGATTGTTTCTCCTGATGGAAAAACCAAGACAGAAGGCATAGAAGTCAAAGAGATTTCAATCAATTAACCAGTCCTTCCATAAAAAGAAGGACTTTTTTATGGAGAAAAAATAAATGGCAAACTCAAATTCACCATTTGGACTTGCATTAGCTAACGCTAAGAACGCTTATTACAGCGGTGTCTTAACTCAATGCTATGTTCCTGCAAGTGATTCAAATGCTTTATTTATTGGTGATGCTGTTAAATTGGCTACTGGTTCTAACTCTTCTGAGATTTTAGGCCATAAAGCTGGCACATTGCCGATTGTCGCTAAAGTTGCGGCTACTGATATTATTGATGGTGTTATCGTTGGTATTTTACCGAACGGTTCTAGCTATATGTCTGGCAAAAAGCCGGCAAGCACAGAGGCTGTTGTATTCGTTATCTTGAATCCGATGGCTAAATTCAACATTCAAGCCAATGGTGCTGTTACTGCCGCTATGGTTGGTAAATATGCTAAATTATCTTTGTCAACCGCTGGTAATGATTACACAGGTATTTCTGGTATGGCATTAGATGTTGCTACTGTTGATACAGATGCAACTTTACCGTTGAAAATTGTTGATATTGCTAATGATTATCCGCTCGATAGTTTAGGTAATTACAGTGTATGCGTTGTAGAACTCAATCATCCTGTAATTGTTGAAGCTCCGGCAGATAACGGTTAATTATAAGGAGAATAAATAATGTCAGTTACAAATATTGCTGGTACTATTACCACTGGTTCAAGTCCTCGCGCCTTATGGCCTGGAGTTAGAACTTGGTTTGGAATGGAATATGACGAACTCGAAAAATTTTATGATAAATTGTATGATGTTCGTGGTTCTGAAAAGGCTTATGAAATTGCTGTTGAAGAAACAGGTTTCGGCTTAGCTCCTGCTAAACCTGAAGGCGAATCTGTTAAATTTGACAGTGCTAAATCTTTAGGCGACATTTTGACACGCAATATCGCTTATGCTTTAGGTTTCACAATCACTCGTGAAGCTATTGACGATAACCTCTATCGTGACCAAGACAGAGCTTATTCAAAAGCATTGGCTCGCTCTATGATGGCTACTAAAGAATATAAAGGTGCTATGAAATTTGCAAACAATGACAGTGTTGCTGATGGACAATCTTTGTTCTCTACATCTCACCCTGTTATTGCTTCTGGTACATCTGGGGTTCAAGCTAACTTATTATCAACACAAGCCGCTTTATCTATGGCTGCAGTTGAAGATGCTTTAATCTTGGTTGATGAAATGAAAGATGCTCGTGGCTTGCCGATTAAAGCAAAAGCTACTGGTTTGGTTGTTGCTCCTAAGAATAAATTCAAAGCTATGGAAGTAACAAATTCTTTCTTAAATCCAGATACTCCAGCTTCTAACGTTGTCAACCCATTGTATGGTTTCTTCAAAGACGGTACTATTTCAAATCCGTATTTTGCTGGTTTGAATGATAACTTGTGGTTCATTAAGACAGACGTTGACGATGCTTTCGTTCACTATGTCCGCAAACCGCTTGAATTGAGCCGTGACAACGAATTTGACACCGAAAACCTGAAAGTTAAGGCTTATGAGCGTTATAGCTTTGGTCTTAACAACTGGCGTGGTGCTGTTGCAGGTAAAATCTAGCATATTGAGGGGTGGGGAAACTCACCCCTTATTTTTGGAGAATTTCAATGTTTAAGACCACATATGTGAAAGGCGACCATAGAGTTATATGTGACCGTACTGGGTTTGAAAGACTACGTTCACAATGTAGATATGAATGGACAGGTTCATTAGTATTGGATTCTGAGTGGGAGCCAAGACAACCTCAAGATTTTGTAAGAGGCGTACCTGATGGACAACCTGTTAAAGATATAAGACCTGATACGGAACCCGAATTTGTCGGGTTATGTGGCGAACCTGTTACTTTAGAGGATATATAATGACAAATACAACCTTTACACAAACACGAAACGAGATTATAAAATCCTCTTTAAGAAAATGCCGTGTATTGGCAGAAGGGGAAGATCCAACCGCAGAAATGATTTTAGGCGGTGCAGATGAGTTAAACTCAATTTTGAAGTTCTGGCAAGCTCAAGGTTATCATATGTGGAAGATGCCAGAAGCCTATTTATTCTTAGAAAAAGGCAAAGATGTTTATAAATTAGGTGAAACAGGTGATTTGGCGTCTGATAAAGTAAAACAAACCAGACTTTTATATGAAGCTTATCAAGGCACAAATCAATTATATATGAAAGATAATCCTAAAGCCGGAGATTTCATCGGCATTGAATTGGTTTGTGGCAATATATGGTTTACGACTGTTGCGAGTGTAAGCGGAGATTTAGTTGTTTTAGCCGATAATTTACCTAATCACGCTTGCCACAGAGCAAAAGTATTTTATTTTTCAGAAAAAATTAGCCGTCCGTTAAAGATTTTACAAGCAAAACGTGAGCGTTTAGACGGCAACGCAATTCCTATGAACAATCTCGAAAGAGAACAATTTTTCAAATTAGTTCAACACAGTAGCGGAACTGTTTTGAATTATAATTACGTTCCGACTTTAGAAAATGGAACATTCTCAGTATGGCCGAAGCCTAGTGCAACGGATTTCTATGTAAAAATCATTTATGAGCAAGCCTTTGAAGTTATGGATGGCTCAAAGGATATGCCAGACATCTCTCCTGAATGGATTGAGCCGTTAAAATGGGAATTAGCTTATCGTTTATCTCCAAATTATGGTTTAGATTTACAGGAAAGAGAATGGCTAAAGGCACAAGCTAAAGATACTTTAGACGAGGCACAACGCTTTGATAGTGAAGAAGGCGGTTTTTATTTACAATTAGCCGAATATGGGGGAGCTTTTTAATGGCAGGATTTAAGATAGCCTTACCGATTCAGACATATCAGGTCAAGAATAAAAGTGTTTCAGACCAAAAATTGTTGAATATGTATGTCGAGAAGATGCCTGTTGACTCAAAAAGCCAACTCTCGCTGTATTCAACAGAAGGTTGTAAACCGCTTTTAGACGTATCAGACGACCCGATTTATGGCATTTACTATATGAATCCTTATTTATATGTGATTTCAGGCGTAAATGTGTATAAAATCGCTAGTGATATGACAAAGACTAATATCGGTAACGTAGGCGCTACTAATGGCGTTGTAAGAATGGCTGATAATGGCACACAAATTCTTGTTGTTAAGCCAAACGGAGATGCTTATATCATTACTGAAAGTTCAGTTGATAAGATTGATGATGAAAACTTTCCTACAGCTTCTGATGTTGCTTTTAATAGCCAATATTTTATTGTAACAGAAAAAGATACAGGTAAGTTTTACTGGTCTGCCTTGTTAGATGGTACTTCTTGGAGCGCATTAGCTTATGCTACACAAGAATCAAACCCTGATAACGTTGTTGGATTAATGGAAAACAAAGGTGACTTATGGATTTTCGGCGATAAAACGATTGAAATTTGGTCGCCAACAGGCAATCCTGATTTGCCTTTTCAAAGAATTGGTTCTGGTATCTTAAATATCGGCTGTGAATCTGCTAAAACAATTTCTAAAGATAGAAACGGTATATATTGGCTTGGAAACGACCTTCAAGTTCATTTTGCTAACGGATATAATGAGCAAAGAATATCAACACACGATATTGAACGTGAATTAGCCGAAGAATATGACATAAATGACGTATTAGAGGCTTATGCCTTTACTTATACGCATAACGGACACGATTTTTACGTTCTGACAATTCCTAACCATAAAACTTGGGTTTTTGATATGACAACTCAAGTATGGCACGAAAGAAAAACAACAGGATTAAACACTTGGTTGCCTTCTGGTTGTGCTAATGCCTTTAATTTGAATATTGTAGGCGGTTCAGACAATGGAATGTTATATTCTCTTGATGGCAATTACTTCTTTGATAAAGAAAATCTATACATTGAGCGAGAAGTTAAATTCCCTCCTGTATTTTTACAAGATAATCGTATGGTTTTTGATAAACTTTACGCAGATGTTGAGGTTGCTCCGATTAAAAACTCGTACGGACAAGCCAGAATTATGCTGAATTGGAGCGATGATGGCGGTAATTTATGGAGCAATGAGCATTGGCAGTCAATGGGTAAAATTGGCGAGTATAGAAAACGTGTTATTTGGCGTTGTTTAGGTCAATCTAGGCAAAGAATTTATAAAATGCGTATTACAGACCCAGTTCAAGTAAGTATTTCAGGCTTATATGTAGAGGGAGATGAAAGATATGCCTAAGTTTTCAATTATAAATGCTCGTGAGCCGATTATTGAGCAAAATGGAAGTCCAACACCAACGTTTTATAGCTTTTGTAGGTCTGTTTGGAACGCCTTAAATGGAAACACAAGCATATCAGCTCCGACTGGTGGTTCAACAGTGGACACAGAAGCAAGACAAGCAATTCAGCAAATTTTAGAAGTATTAAATAAATCAGGAATTACGAAAGGGTAAACAATGGGATTAGGTGGCGTTGTCAGCGGTTTTATGGGAGCTAAAGGCTCAAATAAAGCATCTAAAGATTCTATATTATATCAATGGCTGGCTCAACAAGCATTAAATGAAGGTTATAATGATGTTAAGGCAATGTATAAACCTTATCAGGAAGATACAAAACCTTTTTGGGATAGTTATTTGAATACTATTCAGGGCGATACATCAAGTTTTAGTGCTAGTCCGTGGGGTCAGAGCTATAATCAATATGTAATGGATAACACAATTAATAATTTACAAGGAACTGCGGCCGCAAGAGGAAGCCTCCAAAGTGGTAACACTCTAAAAGAGCTACAAACGAATATTCAGTCTATTTTGAGTAATGACTATTTGAATAGATTAAACAATTATTTGTCTTATACAGGCGACCTTGCAAATCAAAATCTTAATTTAATGGGACAACAAGCCGATTTAAGATGGCAACAAGCTGGAGGAACAGCTAACACCTTAAATAATATTGGACAAATAAAAGCCGCAGGAACGATGTCTAAATATCAACAATTAGGTAATGCTTGGGGCGGATTAACCGACCAATTTGTTTTAACTCCAAGAGATATATATAATGGAGTAGTATCAATATTTGGAGGAAGCGGTAATAATGCATCCTCTGGAGCGACTAAAGCGGCTACAACATTATTTTAGGGGGTAGAAATGGCAGATATTGCAGAAATGATATATAATTACAATCCGCAAGGGGTTTATGAACAAAACCGTTTAAGAAGTCTTATGGCGGATTCTGAGTTAATTAAGCAAGCCACAGAACAGGCTAAACTGAACAGACAGCAGAAAATCTGGGGTTTGCAAGATGCTTTGGCTGGTGGTGACGAATCAGCCCGTGGGCAGTTAGCTATTTACGACCCAGAAGGAACAGCTAAAACCGCTCAGATTAGTCGTGCGGCTTGGCAGGATGCTGGTCGTTTTGCAAGAGCATATAATAACGCTCCAGAAGATATGAAAGCGGCTATTGCTCAACAAATGGTTGGCTATATGGGTAAAACATACGGAAACAGCATAATTTCAGACATTCCGCCAATTAGCGATACGGCTAATTTTGGTAGCTTTATGAATGGCTTAGCACAAGCTGTTGACAATATGGATATTTCTGGAGGAGATATTTATCAATCAGAGCAAGCAATGGCTCGTCAAAGATATGCAGAAGAAGCGGCAGACCGTAGAATGTATGCAAGAGAAGCTATGCAAGAAAGAGCTGTTCAAAGAGCTTTAGACCAAAGAGAACAGATGATTCAAAAGGCTTTAGATGATGGCGATATTACACCAGAGCAAGCTAGAATGGCAAAACTTGAATCTATGGGTATTAAATCAACTTTTGGTGGTGACCCTAAAGGCGAAGCTGATTTAAGAAAAGAATTTAATAGCTTAACGAGTGATTATCGTAAAGTAGGCGATTCATATAGCAGAATACAATCAGTCGCTAAAAAAGGAACTGCGGCAAGCGATTTGTCTTTAATTTTTAACTATATGAAAATGTTAGATCCGAACTCAGTTGTTCGTGAAAGCGAGTTTTCAAACGCAGAACAAGCAAGAGCTTGGTTTGATAAAACAGGTGCTCCTGCTTTTGTTTCTCAGGCATATGAAAAAGCAAGAAGCGGTGCTAAATTACTTCCTGAACAAAGACAAGACTTTATCAATACTGCAAGAGAATTAATGAATGCACAACGCCAAAGTTTTAATAGTTATGCTGATAGATATAGAGATATAGCAGCAAGAAGTGGTTATGATGCTCAAAGAATTGTTATTGACCCTTACGAGAAACTAATGCAAGAACAGAAAGTAACAAACGATAGCAATGGTTCAGAAGAAATTGTAGATTTTACTAAATATACAAGGAGATAGCTATGCCTATTGTAAGAATGCCTGATGGGCAAAAAGTAAGATTCCCAGACGATATGCCAAGTGAGCAGATACAGGGATTTATTTATGAAAAATTTCCTGAATTGCAACAAAAACAATCTCAAAATTTACCTTTTGAACTTACAGAAGAACAAAAAGCCAAAATAAAATCAAATAGAGAAGCATATGAAAACAAAAAATGGGGAAGATATGCTAGATTTTTAGATGATTTTAATACTGGATTTGATGAAGGTGTTGTTTCTGGGGGCGAAAGATTAGCCAATGGTGCTACGTTTGGGTTTTATGATAAATTAAACCCAGAAGCTAAACAAAGGGCTGATGAATTGCAACAAAGAGCAGAATCAGTTGGATTAGGGACTGCAAATAAAATAGCAAATGCAGGAACAGAAATCACAGGTGCTTTGTTAAATCCTTTAAATAAATTTTTAGGCACAAGTTCTCAAGTCGCAAAAAACGCTTCTCTTGCAACAAAAGCCGGTAATGCTTTAAAAAACACAGTTATAAGGACTGGAGAAGGTGCTGGATTAAGTGCATTATATGGGGCAGGACATTCAGATGATATTGTTGATTATTTTGCAAATGGAGATGTAAAAGAAGATTTAAAGACAGGAGCAATTTGGTCTAATATCTTTCCAGCTCTTGGAATAGTGGGAAAGCCAATTTTGTCTGGTGCTGGTAAAATTCTAGGTTGGACTACAGGAACAGGGGAAGCAATAAAAGATGCGACCATTGCCGGAACAAATAAATCAAAAACTTTCGTAGATAATATGAGAGGACGTGTATCTCCTACTGATGTTGCAGAATTAGCAGAAAAAAGAATTATGGATATCAGAGATGCAAATTATAAAGCATATGAGAAAGCTATGGAAGAAACAGGCAAAAAAGAAGGTGTTTCTCTAAATGAAATCTTTGATACATTCAAAGGAATAGTAAAACAGACAGAAAAAGAAAAACCGTATTTGCTTGAAAAAGGTGAAAAGAAAGTTATAAAAGAGGCAAACAAATTATTAAAAGATTTTGAAAAAGATACTGCTCATAGAACAGTCAAAGATTTTGATGATTTGAAACAGTCTATTTATAAAATAAACACTGGCGATAATGATGCGGCATATAAAGTTAAAATGAGTTTGTATAATGGAATAAAAGATTCTATTCTAAAACAAGCTCCAGAATATGCTAAAATAATGAAGCAAACCCAAGAAGCTATTGAACAGGTTCAAGAATTGAAAACAGCTTTAAAACTAGGAAATAAAAAAGCAAATCCTACTCAAGTTTTGAAGAAAATGCAACAAGCATATAGAAACAATGCTTTAAGCGGTTATAAAAATGGCGAGCGTGTTCTTAATGGTATTGACCAAGGAGATAGAGAAGTTATAGATGCTTTAGCTGGGCAAGCTGTCAATAGTTTAGTTCCTAGAGGATTAGCTGGTGGTGCAGCAACAGGATTTTATGCAATGTTGCAGGGTTTGTTAACTCCGCAAGGTGCGACTGCAGCTGTTTCCGCATCTCCAAGAGCTGTTGGAGAATTAGCATATTATCTTGGAAGAATGCAACCAGCTGCAAGAGAAATAAGCAAATTAAATCCATCTTCTTTGCAAGGAATGTTAGAAATTTTGGAAAAATACAAATAAATGCAGAAAATTGTTTACTTTTACCTAAAATATAGTATAATAATATATATGTGAGGTGAAAATGTCGTTTTCTGTTATATATTTAACGTTCTTTATCGGGTGTTTGATTTTATCAGCGCTAACAGAATTATGCGAAAATGTTTGGGCTGAAATAAAATCTGGTGCATATAAAGAAATTCCAAAAAAAGATGTTATAATAATATTAATAGGCAGTTGTTTTATATACTGCATATTTTTTGTTATATGAAAAAGCAAATATTAAATTAACTTTTAGCCGTCCTTTTGGGCGGTTTTTTTATGGAGAAAAACAATGAAAGAGTGCAAAGTAACAAAAGACGAATTAAAAACGAGCAAGATGCCACTTCGCCAAACCTTAGCGGCTAAAGGTGGTAAAATTACCGTTAAAAAACCTGTTAAAAAATAATCAACGCCCCTTAATTGGGGCTTTTTTTATGGAGAAATAAATGAGTTCTTTATTTAGTCAACCGTGGCAACAGGTTTTTGATTGTTCTGGTAATACTCTAGCTGGGGCTAAATTATATTTTTACACGGCAGGAACATCTAACCCGAAGAATGTTTATTCTGATGTAGGTTTGAACGTACCTTTGACAAATCCTGTTGTTGCTAATGGTTCAGGGCGATTTGTTCCTATTTATATGGATGATGAGCCTTATAAGGTTGCATTATACACCGCAGAAGATAAATTAATTTGGACGGCTGACAATATGGTAGTTCAACCAGTTGATGCTGATGTGGCTAATATTGTATCTGCTGTTAAGCAGGTAGTTAGTTCTGCAGGGTATAATGCTGAAACTTTTGACCCAAATACATTTCCACAAGCTGTTTATAAATACGCTAACTCAGGCAACTGGTTCACAGAAATAGGTAGCGATGCAAATGCTTATGTTTTAACAGGATTAGATAGCTATATAAGACCTAATGACTATTTTGTTGGTATGGGTGTTTGGTTTGTGTCAACAAGAGCAAATACAGGAAATGCAACAATCAATGTCGCTCAGCTAGGTGTTAAGAATATTCGCCGTTTTGATGGATCAGACTTAAATGGCGGAGAATTAAAAGGCATTGTTCACTTGGTATATAATGGAACTGTATTTATTATCGACCAGCCTATAAATTATGCTGTCGTTAATGCTCTTCCTGATAGCCCGAATGATAATGTATTTTATTTCATACCTGCGGAGTAAGAAGATGAAATACTTAGACATAGATAGAATTTGGGCTTATTTGATAGTTTCTTTTGCGACTTTCTTTGAGCCTGTTTGGGTTGTCATTTTATGGATGCTAATCTTTGTTATGGTTGATTTATGCTCAGGCATATATGCGGCTTGGATGGACGGCGGACACATTGAATCGAATAAACTCAGAACAACAGTGTCTAAAGTGGTTATGTACGTGACTTGTGTTATCCTTCTTCACGGATTAGATGCCTATATGATGACTTTTGCTCAGTGTGGACTTTGCAAGATAGGGGCAACAATTATTTGCGGCATTGAATTGTATTCAGTGTTTGAAAATTTTTATAGAGCGACAGGAAATGAAGTTTTTAGAATTCTTACGCAGTTTACTATCAACAAGATTAAAGACAGCACAGGAGTTGACATCAATGGCAAAAGACATAGACACAAATGAAATGATACAACGCCTTGTAATGCACGAGGGATACAGTGAAATGCCGTACAAAGATACTAAGGGTTATTTAACAATAGGTGTTGGAAGGTGTCTTAAAACAAATCCACTAACTGAGGAAGAAAAGAAAGTCTGTGGAGATTATATGCACGGTATAACCAAAAATGCGGCTTTTTATTTGCTAAGGAATGACATTGAAAAAGTAAGAAAGGATTGCGATAAACGCATTCCTTTTTTTAATACCTTAGATGCGGAGCGTAGATATTGCCTAATTGATATGTGTTTCAATATGGGCATTGATGGGCTTCTTCAATTTAAGAAAATGCTTACGGCGATGGGAATTGGAGATTGGAATAAAGCTTCAGAAGAATGTTTAAACTCAAAATATGCAAAAGATACAGGGATAAGAGCAAAGAGAATATCTAACACAATTAAAACAGGAGTATTCAGAATATGATGTGCGGATGTGAGAATAAAGGATTAGAACTTAAAATTAAACAAGGCGAATCCATTGGGTTCGCTTTTACTTTAACTCAACAAGGGAGTCCTATTGATTTAACAAATTCAACAATGTTGATGCAAGTTAGAGAAAATGTTGAAGATAACGGAACTTATTTAATCACTAAAACAATTACAACGGAATCTAACCCTGATGAACAAGGTATTATTGTTAATCCAACAGCAGGTCAGTTTTTCTTTAAGGTAAATTCAAGCGATATAGAAGATATGTCTACAACAAAACCTTATTATGTAGCCATCTACCATATAAATGGTGACATTAAAGACTGTATTTCAGCAAACAATCATCAAGTAGCAAAGTTTTTAGTTCTCAATCCATAAGGGGGATAATATGGACAGTATTGTAATTACTCAAGGCGAACCTATAAACATTTCTATCAATCAAACAAAAGAGAATTATAATCTTAATTTTGAAGGAGAAGTTGTAAAGATAGATGCTAATTATCCACAAGCTTTAGAAGCCGCAAGAATAGCAACTGAAAAGGCAGAAGAAGCAACTCAAATTGTAGATGGGTTTGATGAACACGCCTCTGATAAAATTGCAGAATATAATGCCAACGCAAGCGAAAAACTAAGTGAGTTTAATACCAATGCGGCAAATAAAAAGTCTGACTTTAATAATAACGCTTTGGCAAAAACATCTGCTTATAATGATAATGCAGATAATCACCTGAGCGAATATAACTCTAATGCGGATAACAAGCTTGAAGCTTATAATAATAATGACGGTGCAAAAACCTCTGCCTACAATTCTAATGCAAGTGAAAAGGTCAGCGCATACAATGCCAATGACATTGCAAAAACACAAGCATATAATAACAATGCTACAGCTAAAACCGCTGATTTTAATACGAATGCAAGCGATAAAACATCAGACTTTAATACTAATTACTCAATCAAAAAAGCTTTAATAGATGCAAAAGCAACGGAATCAGCAAATAGTGCTGACTTAGCTAAGCAATGGGCCATAGGTGAGCCTTCAGAGCCTGCCGGAAATTCATCTAAATATTGGGCAGGGCAAGCACAAGCTGAATTAAGCGGTATAACCTCGCGCGTGTCTACAATTGAAGGTAAAATTCCGAGTTCTGCCGGTTCGTCTAATAAATTAACCGACAAATCTTATGTCGATATGCAAGACAACAATTTACAATCTCAAATAGATGCGATTGTTGCCAGCTCCGATGTGTTTGATATTGTAGGCACTTATGCGGAGTTACAAGCGTATGATATATCAAGCGTTCCGGTCAACGATATTATTAAAGTTTTGGTTGATAGTACGCACGCAAATGCTGCGACATATTATCGTTGTATTGAAACGGCTGGTGTTAAAAGTTGGTCTTATATCGGCTCAGAAGGGGCTTCTTACACCAAGGCTGAAACTAATACTCTACTCAATACTAAACAAAATACTCTCGTCAGCGGTACAAATATTAAGACAGTCAACGGCTCAAGCATTCTCGGTAGCGGTAATTTGACAACTTCCGCTCAATGGGGAGGGGTCACAGGTACGCTTTCAAATCAGACAGACCTGCAAAATGCTCTTAATGCTAAGCAAGGTACTCTCACTTTTGATAATACGCCGACAAGCGGAAGCACAAATCCTGCCACGAGTGGCGGTATTTATACAGCTCTCTCGGTTAAAGCTAATGATAGTGATGTTGTTAAATTGACAGGGAATCAGACTATTGCAGGGACTAAGACGTTCAGTGATTTTCTTTTTGCAAGAAATTTTAATCTAATAAAAGAAAATTCTGCTACAGAAGGTGGGCAGATAGGTTTTATGAGTGCTGATAACGAAGTTAATGCAGGAAAAAATATGTTTCTTGACCGCTTTGATGGTAAATTTAGATTCGTAGGTCAAGATTCCAATAGTGTTACGAGGGTACCACTTGAGATTGATATTCAAAACAATAAGGCTTATAGCATTACTCCAGCCACCTCCGATAACTCTACCGAGATAGCAACAACAGCTTATGTGGTAAATGTTCTTAAAGCCATTTATCCAGTAGGAGCTGTTTATATCGGCACAACTTCAACCTGCCCATTAGCGGCATTCTTTGGAACTTGGACGCTTGAAAGCACTGGTATCGTTACAAGTGTTAATACTAATGTTCCTGTTAAGGGTAATGGAACGGCTTTAGGACTGACCAACGGCAGTATAAACGCTGGTTTAGTAATGGAAGGTACACTAAACGGTAGAGCAAATGCTTATGGGGTCAATGTAGGTGGCAACATAAATATTGGTAATCAGTTCACAAATGGTAATGCAGTCGGTGTCACAACAGACTCTTCAAAATCAGGTATTGTCGGAACAGTTACACGTTCAACACTTGCAGTAAATATTTTTAGGAGGACAGCATAATGTCAATTTATTTAGGAGAGACACCAATAGCTGATGGAGCTTCAACGGCTCTATTAGCTGGAAAAGCTGATACTAATTTAGAAAATAGATTTCCAGAAGGTGAAATAGCAGAGCTTATCGTCGAGCGTGAGGCTAAGGTTGAGGAAATTAAAGAGAGGTATCCTTATTTGGAGAAATAAAATGACAGTCAGTAAAGGCAATCAGAAGATAAGAGAAAGGTCAACCTTTGGTATTTATAAAGGAAACCAGCCGATAAAGCAGATATATAAAGGCTCTCAACTCGTTTATCAATATGAATCTTATAATCCCAACCAGCAACTTGTTAATGTAACCAACGGTAATACGGCAAGTATTACCCTCAAAAAAGGCGTTTATCAGTTATACATAACCGGTGGTGGTGGCTCAGGAGGTGTTCACTATGCCGGTGATGGTTATTTCTTCACAACATCTGGCGGTTCAGGTTCAACTTGGGAGGGGATATTCTACCTTTCAAAAGATACACCTGTTGAGGTGTTCGGTTGCGGAAATAATGCAGACAGTTACATCAACATTAACGGCACGAGAATGATAACAGCCGGTGGTGGTCGAGCGACATCTTACGGAAGTTCACAGCCTCAAGGGGGAACATTAAATTTAGCATCAGGTTGGTCATCTTATGTTGTAGCAACACAAAAATCAACAAATGGAAATGGTGGTTCTCAATCAGTCGCAGTGATTCCTAACGGTGGAACAACAACATCGTCTTTGAAATGGGGTGAAGGAACAACATTACACACAGCCGGTGCTGTTCAGTACGGTGGCGTAAGGATTAAATATTTGAGGTATGAATAAGGAGGAGAGATGGAAGATTTAAAAGTGATTATGTTTATTGTAATAACCGCCGTTATATCGGCGGTTATTCGTTTTAAAACATTAATGCAATTATGTTTAGATGCCTTACTCGGTTTTGTGATGGGGTATTCTTTTTATTTATTGTTAGGATATTTCATTCAAGACGGAGCCACGCGCAGCGGATTTGTCGGATTGATAATTTTAGTCAGCCGTCCGTTATATGACTGCGCTAATACTTTTATTCGGTTTCACTTGTCAAATATTGTCGCTCAAAAATTGGGAGGTGAAAAATGATCAGTATTGTTTTTTGGAGTTTATGGCGGAGATTATATGGTGAGGGAGATTTCAAAAAGATACTCTCTCGAACAGTCCAAACCGTTATCGCTGTTTTAATGTTGGCTTTTCAACTGTCCACACCTTTTGATTGGACAAGCTGGGGAATTGCTTTAATCGTGGCAGTATGGGTGGTTATCGAATATTGGTCAAGAGCAATCGGCGAAATCATAGACGCAGGATTAAATCATCATCAAGATGCTTCATCTTATGACAGGTGGTTTAGAATACCTCTTGACTGGATTTATGACAAACTCGGCAAACAAAAATACGTCGGCTTTTATGATTTTTGGTACAGCCTTATCCGATATGGAATCGGCGCATTGCCGTTATTGTATTATTCTTGGCTGGCCTTGTTGTTGATACCGTTTCAATATTTTATTTATTTGGGGTGTCATAAGCTTTATGCTAAATATCCAAATATGTATAAATGGCCGCTAACCTTAAACGAGCCTAAAAATCTCGCAGAAGTTATCCACGGTGCTTTATTTGGGCTGATTGTGGGGTTAATGTGAGTCTGATATATAAATATATTGCCGTTTTTTTCTTTGCCACAACGTTTATTTTAGGAATTATGTATAACTATGCCAATCTTAAAGTAAATCGCTTAGAAAACGAAAAAACAGTGCTTAAAATGGAAGTAAAATCTTGCAATGATGGAGTAAAGGAGTTTAACGATGCACAAATACGAGCCAGTAGCACGATCCAAAAGGTCAAGGAAGCCGTCAAGGTTACTAAAAGCGATTGTGATTGCTATAATAGTTCTGTTGATAAGCGTATTCTTGACAGGGTGCGTAAGCATTAAACCTGTAAAACCAAGAGAAAATTGTAGATATACCGCTGAAAGCTACGGTGATTTTGTTGAATGCACAATTAAATTAGATGAATTACAAGGAGAATTAAAATGAGTATAGATGAAGTCAAATTAGCAGATGAAGAAAGACAGCCTTGCGAAATTTGGACACGCGTTATGGGGTATCATCGCCCTGTTTCTGAATTTAATAAAGGGAAAAAGGAAGAATTTGCCGAGCGTAAGTGCTTTGTTGAAAGTAAGGCGGTGGCTAAAAAAGAGCCGGTTCTTATGGCGGCAGAATAAAAAAAAGGCTATCCAGAAAGATAGCCTCGTAACTAATTCATACGTCTTGGGGTGTAGAGCAGTCAGCTACGCCCCTTATGTTAAAAGGAATTCTATTATAACGTGCATTTTATAAAGAGTCAATACCTATGAAAGAACTTAGGATAAATTTTCCTGATTATACGGCAGATAACCAAGAGCGTGACGCTCAACGGTTTGAGGAGCATCAAAAGAAAGACGTTTACATTGTAAAGGTAAAAGGCAATTATGGAGTGTATATGCCTGATGGAGATGACTATATCAGCTATGGCAACCACGAAGCTAAAGATTTAACCGAGTTTTATAAGCACGCTCACAAGTATTTTGAAAAGCTAGGTATTAAACCTAAATTTCACTGCATACACAATCAAGGCATTGAGGATTATATACTTCATCAGGTGGCAATTCAGAAGCTTGTTAGATAGTTAAAAATGCACAAAACTTGCACATTATCATTTTGTTATAAGTATAAGTGTTTGAAATAAAATAAAAATATCATATCAAAGAATGGGACTGAAAATCCTCGTGTCGGCGGTTCAATCCCGTCCCCGAGCACCACTTCTAAAGCCCTTGAAATAAGGGCTTTTGTTGTATCTGAGGGGTGAAATAAATTATTAATAAATGGTTAAAAAGTGCTAAAAAATACCCCTAAACTTCACTGAAGTTGCACAAAAGATGCACAAAATTTGCACAAGGTTAATTAAAAACAGAATCGAGGGCTTTACGTTTTTCGTCATCAAGGACGTGAGCATATTTTAAGGTGGTGTTTATATTGGAATGACCTAAGATTTCTTTTGTAATTCTTAGGTTATTAGTCTTTTTTAATATCCAAGTGGCTGCCGTATGGCGTAAGGTGTGAAAGTTCGTATAAGGCAGAGTAGGGTCTTTAAGTTCCTTAGAGAAGTGTTTGCGGTCATATCGTTTATAAAATATGTTTCTCCAAGACGTTTTGATTGATTTAATCGGTTTCCCTTTATAAGTAAAGACATAATCAGAGCATTTAGGCAGTGTGTGCAAAATTTGCACCAACTGAGGGATAATCGGCACGGTGTGAACCTTACCGCCCTCTTTAGTGGAATCTTTTACCTTTATTGTGATAGTCATATTGTTTAGGTCGACGTTTTCCCATTTCAATCCGAGAATGTTGCTTTCTCTCAGCCCTGTATAAAGGGCGGTGTATATGATAGGTTTTAGGTGTGGTGCGGCTTTATCAATTATTCTTTGTGCATAGTCCAAGTCTTTGAGATATTTAACATTCTCTGCAGGTTCTTTGAGTTTGAATTTAGATGGTTTAATAGGGTAGGTGTTGACTTTCCATTCTTCTCTGGCTGTTCTAAGGACAGCGGAGAGTAAAAATAAATATCTGTTTATGGTAGCATTGGAAAGTTCTTGTCGGTTCTTTTGGATAAACTCGGTTATTTGTGGCTCTTGGATTTCATCTAGGTATGTTACGGATAAATCTTCTTTGAGTTTATCAAGTCTAGACATTCTTTGGCTAGGTAGGGATAGGTATTGACCTTTTTCAATATAGTAACGTCCGAAAGCTTCATCAACGGTCAGGCGAGGCAACTGACCTGATGCTTGTCGTTTGGCTTCTGACTGGATTTGCGATATGCGTTTGAGGCAGTATTCGTGAGCTTTTGCTTCATCGCTTGTTCGACAAGTCTCTCTAAACTGTAAACGCTCTCCTGTTTCGCACACAAAAGAGATGTAGGCGTGGTAGGTGTCGCCTCTTTTGAGCAATCTGTATGGTTGGTTGTGTCGTTTAGCCATCTGTCCAAGACCCAAACTGGGAATTTCTTTAACTTTCCGGCAATGATAAAAGGAATTTTCCCTTTGTTGACTTCAGCATCGAAAACAAAGCGATTTAACCCCAAATAATCCATTGCCTCTTTCTTGTTTAATATCTTTTTCATTTAAAGTCGAATCCTTTTTAAATGTTTTTTGTTACTTGAAGAACTATTTTTCCGTTTATCTGGATAGTGTAGTTATCTGAGTTAGTGTGTGTGACAGTGTATTTATTGACTTCCTCTGTCATATCCTTGTCTGAAAAGACGTGTTTTAATACTTCTGATAGTGTCATTCTCTACCCCCTCTCGTAAAGTTCCATCTAAGATGTGCTGATAAGTTATTTTGGCACTGCGTTAAGGCTTTCTCGTTTGGATTTTCCCCGATACAGTGGTTGATTTTAGAATAATTAATGTAAGCATCCGGCATAATATCCTCGCTTTTAAGCTTGTCAGGATATATCTCTGTCTTATCGGCATCGAGTTGATGCTTAACGAATGAAACGGCTCTATGAATGCCTGTGATTTCCGGCGTGTCTATAACATCTTGAAAGTAAACAGAGCCTTTGTCATTGCTTACTAATATGCTTGTGATGTCATTGGCTGTTTTAACATAAATTTGAGCTATCATTTCTTATAAATCCTTTCCATAAGCTCTCTGGTTGTTAAAGTTCTTAAACTTTCTTTTTCTTTTGCTTTCATCTGTCTTTCGACTTCCTTGTTAATAGCATCAGCAAGCTCTTGCATAAATTCTTTGGATATTCTATCAACTTCAATCTCAGCTTGTTCCCAAGGGTTATTATAAATAATATTATTATCACCCATTTCTCCGACAGCTACGCTACTTTTTTTAGAAAATATTTTCATCTCTTTACCTTTCTACAATAAATACATTCTTTTGTATAAAGTTTATAAAATATACAATCTTCGCACTTCTTATTCCTATAAGGGCAAAGTGTTGAAGGACAATAACAATAACTCTGATATTTAGTTTTCCACTTATGAAACCCTAGTAAGCATAATAGTTTTCTAATCATTATCTACCTCCCACCATCGCTTGTCCTAGCAATATTCCTGTTACAAAATTCTCATCTTCTTTATTTCTTGAGGCATTTAATTCTGTTCTCCAAATAATATATTGACATTCTTTTGTTCTAGGTTCTTGAATATAACAATCATGGATTATTTTATTTTGTTTATTCATCTCATCCACACAACTTGTAACAGGTATAAATAATATAAATATTGTCAAACAAGGAAGAAGTAACCCTAATATTATTTCTATGATCTCTTTCATTTTCCACCTACCTTAAATTCTTTACTGTTTACAGCTTCTTGCCAAGTTGGATATTCAGCGATAAACTCTAACCCATCTAATACGCATAAAGCTATTTGTCCTGTTTTCCCAAATGGTGTGATATAATAATAACAATCAGTTGTAGCAAAATTTAGGTTATCAATAGATTCAACTACAGGATAATCACACGTTATCAATAAAATCTCACCATTTCCTCTCTTATATATGTAACCAGCTCTAGGCATTTTTTTATAAGCGTAAATATCGTGATAATATTTTTTTGCCGTTGAACCGCTTACTTCACCATCTGAACAATATCTTGCGCTTTCACCATCTTCAAACCATAACCTTATTGTTCTTGCTATTCCATCTTCTTCTGGTGCTAATTCAGTTTTTACAATTTTACGCCAACAATCTTGTCCACACAGCATAATAAAATCATTCTCTTTTAGATTAAAAATAGGTATCATTCTTCATTCTCCGTCTTAAATAAATCATTGATGTTTGCTTTACTCTTGCCGAGATATGTAAATTCATTTAAGAAAGCACCTATATAAAATTCTTGAGTATATATGCGGCCTCTTTTAATTTTTACAGCTAGCACAAGTTCAGAAGGACAATCAATAATGTGATATCTCTTTTTTTCACAGGATAAATTATCAATCCAAATATCTCCGACTTCTGGTGTATCTTTACTCATTCCTTAAACTCCTTACTATTAACAGCCTCTTGCCAAGTGGGGTATTCAGCGATAAGTTTTGTTTTCATAAAAAATGAATATGGCACATATCCTGTTGTGACTTCTCCGTCATTTCTTATCATACAAATAAGGATATTTTCGCAAACAATATTTTCTCCATAGCTTCCTTTTGTTATTACCCATTTATCCCCAGTCATAATAAATTGATATATCTGTCCTTCTTTAATCATAAATACTCTCCATAATGTTTCTCTAACCATTCTTTACGCTCTGGGCTTAGCTTTAAGACTAGCTTGGCAAGTGCTTTGCAGTCTTTTTCACTGATTTGCCAAGCTCTCGTCATAGTGTGTAAAGCATCTTTTAATATAGAGTTTGTTTCTTCAAGTTCATTATAAGCAATAGCATCGTCTGTATGTTGTTTTTCTTTTTTCTCATATACTGAGATACATTTCTTTTGATAGCCTTCGTAATCCTGTTGTGCTTTCCATTCCTCATAGGTTGGCAGTTCTTCTAAAACAGACTTCATTTGATTTTTTGTAATAAATCCTGTAAATGCTTTAACCCTGTAAATAACTTTATTTTTACGAGAACGCATTTTATACATATATACAGGTGTTGTACTTTTATCTTGAAGCTCTACATAATAGTTGCCATTTGGCAGTGTGCCTTCGTATAGCTGTTCAGTTAGTGTCATTGTCTAGTTCCTTTATTTGTTCCAAAGCGGTTTCGGCAAACCATTTATCCTTAGTGCCATACTTATAATCCTTTAAACATTTAACAGCTATTTCTAACTGTTTTTTGTATTTCTTAATCATCTGCTCTTTAGCCTCTAACTGGTCTCGTAAGTCAGATACTGATACTTCTTTTAAGAGTTCTTTAGTCATTGTTTTACTCCCGTTATTTGTTCAAAGATATATAATCCATCTTCCGGCTCAACCATATTTCTAAGAACTTGACGTTTTTCTATTCCCTCAAACTTGTACTTTGATAAATCAATTTGCTTGAGGTTTTGGAGTTCATTCATATTTGCGTGATGTCCTCTGTATGAACTTTGTTTAGGGGTAAGAAATATTTTGTTACTCCAATATAAATGCCCGCCAAGTTCAAATTGTGGCTGTATAAATGTTGTGTAATAAGGTTTAATATTTTCAATTACCCAATCACATTTATTGAAGTGCTGTAAGAATATAATTTCCTGCCATAAGCTCATATCCGGATAAATTGCCTCATTTTGTCCCTTCCAAGTGCATAAAGCTCTTGTTCTGCTGTGGCTCTGACAGGGCGGACTAGACCATATAAAATCAAACTCTGCATAGTGGTCTAATAAGTATTGGTGTGCATCTCCGACAATGACAGTATCATTAGGATAAAGGTCTTTATAGCAATCGGCTATTGACTGGTTTATCTCTACGGCTGTTATTTTGTGAGAATTACCCCATAACATTCTGTTTCCACCAACTCCGGCATATAAGTTAAGAATTTTCATATCTACTCCTCATAAAGTGCCTGTATGATTGTTTTCATTTGCTCATAGGTGCGGTTTTCTGTTATAACACCACTTGCTAAAATTCTATTATTCTTCAGAAGAATAACTCCGTTACATCTAATAAAGCATAATCCATCTTTGTAGTTGACTATATCAAGCTGTTTGCTTTTTGCATACTCGCACAGCTCTTCCCAACTAAGCTCTGGTTTGAATACTATATCATTCTCATAATCAGGCATTTTCTTGTTCCTTTTTGGCTTGTTCTTCTTTCCAAACTTCTTCTATGATGTCATCATCAATGTTAGATAAAACCGATGATAATTGAGATATATCTTTCAAGTGAATATATTCTGTTCTTGTCCAACCGCCAAGAGTACAGCTTGAGAATCTTCCGTTTTCTTTTACAATATGGCTTGGAACTCGGTGTTCATAAATAACCAAAAATCCATCTTCCATAACTTTGCATACTGTATCATTCCAAAATTCTTCTTTTTCTTCTTCATCATCTAAATCTACGTTTAGATATTCATCTTTTATTTTCCAGTCGCATATCATATTTTGGTTTATGACATAATCTAGTATTTCGTCTTTCATATCCCAAAAGCTATCTTCTCCGAACTTTGGTAAATCAGAACAAGGTATCAGTGTGCATTTCCCATTATATTCTTGCTTAAATTTTCTTATACTTTTATTCATTCTTCTTCGCTCCCTCTAAAAATATAATCTCTGTTTTGCCACCAATGGCGAATAATTCTTAAAAACCTTTTCATTTCAAACCCTTTACAATTCCCCGTAATTCTTGAAGGCATTTATTTATTAGTTCTCTATCTTTCATTTGCACTAGTTGTTTGCAAACTCTTCTTAACCTAGTCGCAGAAACATCGGCATAATCACAGTAAATTCCAAAAGCAGGATCTTCACACAAAAAGTAACGAGCTTGTTGCTTTTCAATTCTTGTAGGTGTTGCACTTGAACCGCTAACTTGGCAAGTAAATGCATCTTTAACAGCTCTGGCGATAATTGCTTTAAATAATATACGACAACCTTTAATCTCTGCTTCTATCATTCTCATAGCTCCCTATATATCCAAAATAATAATGGTCATTCTGTATTCTAAGCCATAATCCTTGGTCATTTGGGTTGGTATCGTTGAAATATATGAACAGCGGTATCATAAGCAGACAAATAAATAACCAAACATTCGATAAAAGATTGTATATTTTCTTCATACTTTCCTCCTATAAAAGGTGGGGCGGTGGTTGATACGATTGACTATAGCTATGAACTTAATTGTTTCCGCCCCATTAGGTTAGTTAAAAGGGATTTCTTCATCATCTAAAGATTGTGCCGGATATTCTTTTGTTTCTTTAGGTTGGTTTTGAGCATAAGCTAAAATATCTCTGTATGTTCTTGTAAATAAATCAGCAAATCTAAGTAAGTCATCAGGGAACAGATTGATTTGTTCACGGTCAAATTCTTCTGAATCCTTTTTCTTCCAAGAACGTTGTACACATACAGAATAAACTGTTCTATTTACACCATTCTCGTCAGTTGATAGTCTTTTGAATACCGATGCAGATAATTTTCTATCTCTATTTGAAATAATTGGTTTGTTTTCCATTTTAATCTCCTAAAAAAGTAAGGTGGTGGCTCAAGTGTAAAAGCGTATTGGGAGAAAGAGCCACCGTTAAAGTTTCCCAGAACTACCGAAGCCTTTTGCACCTCGTTTAGTTTCGCTTAATCTATCTACTTGAATAATAATTGGCTTATAAATAGGGCATACAACAAGCTGTCCTATACGTTCCATAGGCTCAATAGTTATTTCTTTTCCGCTTGTGTTTAATACATTGGCGTATATTTCTCCACGATAACCGGCATCGACTGTACCTAACTGGGTAATAATACCCTTTGAGGTATGCCCTGAGCGTGGTCTGATTTGCAATTCATAAGATATTACATACTCGCCATCGTGGCTTAATCCTGTGCAGGGATAATCAACCAGTTCTGCAGAAATACCAAGAGGAATACTGGCAACACGTCCGTTATCTACTATTATAGGCTTTTCAATATTAGCTCTTACATCAGCACCACTATTTTCTAAGTCGGTAACGAGTTCGGGCATTTTTTTGTTTAAGTATTTAACAAGCAATTTCATAATCATATCCTTCAATTTCTGGGTAAATAGGGCTATATTCGCCTTTAGTTTGTTCAGTCATTAATAACTGAATACTGTCAACATATTTTGAAAACTCAGCTGTTGACATCTTGGTTGTGGTTTTAACGTCAAATCTTGCCTTAAAATATGCGTGTAAAAGGTCAGCGTTAAGAAATCTTACATTGATATTGTCAGGCGCGAACCCTGTTTCATTGTAAAATTCAACAATATGCTGATAAATAGCCCATAAATACGAGTTTTGGTCGGTTGTACGCTTTCTGGTATGTTTCTTAATCTCAACATCAATACCATTGCTAGAACTGTTAAAAACCGCTTCTATCGTTGGTTTAATATAGGCTAAGATACCATTTATGTTTGCACTAGCAGGAATGAACATTGCCTAACTCCAAAGTTGCGATTTTAATTCTCAGCTCGCCATTTTCCTTCAATAGCTGGTCTATGGCATTTCTAAGTATTTTCTTGTCTTGGTTTGCAACATCAAGAGCGTGTTCAATTTGTAACATATATGTTGTGCGTTCTTGATTTTCTTTGCGATTAACAATTTTTCCTGTATGTTCCATTGCTATTCTCCTAAATACGATAATCAAGTTTAATTTCTGAGTTTAAGAAATCTTCCCAAAAATCAGGTTCTTGACTGTTTTTGAGTTCAATTTTTTTCAATATTTCAATTATTTTGTCTTTGCCTTTGTTTAAGCCATCAATGAGTTTTTTTTGAAATTCTTTATCTGCAGAAACTTCACGAATTACAAAATTGTTTTCAAAGTGTGGATTGTAAACCATATAAAACCATTTATCACATTCACAAAACAGCATATTCATTTGCATTTGAGCGTAATACTCTGGTTTTATTTTCTCATCAAATAAATATCTTGCATAAGTGTTATCTTGCGGACATTTAATTTCTAATCCAGATGTCCTGTTAAGAATTAATCCATCTGGAGAACATCCAGAAAAGCGGTCAATTTCAACAAATCCAACTTGTTCAACTTGATATCCTGTTTCCATTTCAAATAAAGTACGAGCAACATCTTCAAGTTCTGTTCCTTGTTCCATTGCGGGAGATGTAAAACCTTCTTTACGTTGTTTGGTAAGTATTTCAGCAACTAAATCAAAGCAATATGTTTCTAAACCTGTTCCTGCTGTGGCAATCGTTGAAGCCTTACTTGCTGTAAATTTACCAAGTCGGATATTGTACCAGTCATCAGAATGTTGTTCGAAATTATGAATTATCATTTTGTTTTCCTTGTGAGAGTTGGTTTTTCTTGGCTGTACAAAGATTTATAAATTCAGCTCTTTGTTCTGGTGTTTCAAAATTGTCTTTTTCTCTTTTATAAAGAGCGTTTAATTCGTCTTTTGTTTCGACAGCCTCAATGGCATTTATTAATGCATCAGGAAGAATTTGAATTTCTTTGTTAATCATATCTTCCGCAGTACATATGTCTTTATCAACCCCAATTCCGAAGTTGCCCAAAGCACGTCCCCAAGCAGATGTTTCACAATTTTCAACCATTGATGTCGCATTAATCTGAGCATTCTTTTTAAGTGTTTCTTTCGCATATCCTGTTGCTTTAACAACTCCTTCTGGATTAACAATGCTTGCCTTAAACATTATTGAATCATCTTTTAGCTCAATTATTTCTGAAATTAATGCCCAGTCCTTAAAATTTTCACGGAAAGCCTTAACTCTCTCGTTTACTTGGACATATTCTTTTCCTTTTATGCTTATTGTTTTCATTAGAATAACTCCATAGGGTTAATGTTAAAATAGGTTAGGATGATGATATAAAAAGCAATCACAGTTCCTAAAAACTCAGGCAATGTTTTCATTAAGAAATTGTGCATTGTTTGTTGCCTCCGTGAGTTAAATAATACATAAAGTTTTTATGCTCACGTTCTAAGATAAGGTCAGCTCTGCGTGAGATTGTTCTGCGGATTTCAGCTACATCTTCCCCAGTAACATCGCCGTCATAATCTTTGATTTCTTTATATATCCAGTTTTCAATATCATCATCACGAAGTTGACGAACATATTCATCGAACATCAATCTATATTCGAGTTCGCCAACAAAAGTCTTTTCATAATCTTTTGAAAATTCTTCATAATCTTCTTCAATAAAAGTGTCATAATTTTTACTGATGATATTATCTAATTGAGTATCTGATAACATTGTTTTTCTCCAATACGCTTTGTTGTTTTACATTTATAGTTATATAACATATTTTGTTATATGTAAACAAAAAAATGCATAAAAACAATAAAAAATGTTAAAAAAAATAAAATTTTTTATTAGTTCAATACGTTAGCAATTAAAATTTTTTGGGAATAACTTTTAGAAGATTAAAAAAGAATTAAAATGTTTATTTTTTTTTTAATTTTATATTAAAATAAATAAAAGGGAGATGTTATATGCATAATAGAATTAGAGAAATACGCAAACAAATAGGAATTACCCAAGTTGAGCTTGCAAAAATGTTGGGTATAACTCAAGGTGGAATCCAAAAACTTGAAGTTGGGAGCAGAAATCTCGATATAGAATGGATGAGGAAAATAGCAAAAGCCCTTGACTGTAAACCTTATGAGCTACTTCCTTTAGATATGCAGCCTGATATTACACCAGAAGAAACAGAAATTCTTAAGATTATTAGAAAATTTATAAATAAAACATAAGTTATATTTTTTTCACATTTAGGATTTTTACAACACGGCCAAGAACTTGAACATCTCCAAGCTTAGCTGTAATTGGTTCATAAGCTGAATTATCTGAGCGTATAGTTACATCTCCAGTCAAACCACTTTGGATGCGTTTTATAGATAAGCCTGTTGGTAGCCTTAAAACATATACACCATCTGAGGTTATATATTTATTTGATATATCTACAAAAACAAAATCTCCGTCAGAAATTGCCGGTTGCATACTATCTCCAATAGCTTTTATAATTTTTATATTTTCAGGAATTGTTAGGCTCATAGCATTATAATCAGCAATAGGCATTTGCCAAAATCCAATAACTGGCTCATTTTCTATTTCATATCCATTTCCACAACAAGCTGAAACATCAAGCATTTCAATATTTACAGTTTCTCTTTTCTGCCAAACTTCTTTTTCAGATATTTTATTGTCCCAAAATAACAAGAATTTTTGGCGGTCACATTTTAACTTATCTGCCATTTTATATAAGAAACTTATTTCTCGTCTTGGCTTTCCCTCTAACCAGCTAAGGTGCTGAGGTCTTAAACCCATCTCGAGCATAAAATTTGTTTGCCTTATGTCTAAATCATAGAGCCTTTGTTTAAGCCAACTTCTAGAGTTATTAACAACTTTTTCCATATCTCAATCCCTTTATTTTCCATTATAACACAAAATGTTAAGGTGTAAACAACAAATTTTGTTAAATTTCGTGTTTACAAATTATGAAAAATATTATATATGTTTTTTAAGGGGGTAAAAATGGATTTCAAAAGTTATTTAGAAAAAAACAATATTTCAAAAAAACAAGCTGCAGAAGAGCTTGGTTTTAATGAAATGGATATTCATAGATATTTAAACAAAACTGTAATTCCACGGCCAGAGAAACTTATCAAAATAGTTAAATGGTCTAATGGAGAAATACAACCAAATGATTTTTATGAGGTGGCAGAATGATATTTACAATATATGGCGAACTTTATAGTTCTAAAAACTCAAGACAAATCTACTTGAACAAATACACAGGTCGCCGATATGTCGTAAAATCAGAAGCAGCTCAAGCAGATGAAATTGAGCTTTGTAATAAACTTCAAAACATTAAAGGACAATTTAAGACAGTGGTTAAATCCAAAATAAAGCCACTGCATATTAAGTTCAAAATCTATCGTCAAACAAAACGCAGATTTGACTACATAAACATCATACAGAACTTGTGTGATTGTATGGTCAAGTGTGGTTTGCTTGAAGATGACAACGCAAATGAAATTCTTCCAGTTTTTGAAGAATATAGCGTTGATCCATTGAAACCAAGAGTTGAGATGGAAGTGCTTTGATGAGGTTAACAATATGGAGAGCTGGGCTTACCTCGTCACCCTTAAAGCTCTCCGCCTGACGAGGATAAAGAAATGAATAACAAATTTGTGTTTTATGAAAATTTCAAGATTACGGCAGATAAACTTCCTGACGAACTAAGATTGAAATTTTATGACGCTTTAACAAACTATGCTTTCAAACAAGAAGAATCAGATGACCCTGTTGTATCTGCATTAATCACAGCATTGAAGCCAAGTTTGGACAAAGTAGAAAATAGAGGTGGAAACCATAACCATAGTGGTCAAAATCAATATAGTGAGGTCAAAAGTGGTCAAAAAGAGGTCAAAAATGCTCAAAGTGGTCAATCCTTTTTAAAAAATATAAAAGATATAAAAGATATAAAAAATATAAAAGATAATTATATATATGTTCAAAATGACCCCAATATTGAAAAGTTTGAAGCTTTTTGGAGAGAGTATATTCCTGTTGAGTGTGATGGTAGGGTGGTTGGTAAAGGTTCAAAACAGGAAGCTGAAAAGAAATTTTTGAAAATTTTGAAAGAAGGGGAAGATTATGAAAACATTATGCGAGGCTTGCGAAATTACTTACAATTCTGCCGTAGAAACAACCAACTCACTTGTGGAGCAACAGTGTTCCTCAACCAAAAGCGGTGGGCTGACGATTATAACACCACAACAATTAGTTCAGATGGAAATAAAGGACAACGACAAGAACCTTCTAGCATCGTTGAGACATACGCTCAAATTGCCGCTGAATATGGAGACAAGAAGTAGAATTGGAGAATATGGTTGGGAGCCTCAATACTATTTGGATTGCAAAGGATTAACAGAAGAGAAAAAAGCTCAGGCGTTGCAAATAATTGATAAATATTATCAGCCTATGCAGGCACAAGAAATTGTAAAACTTATTGCAAGATTACAGATAATAGCCCCTGAAAAAGAAAAATCAAATGTAGATATGAGAGCAAGGACAGCAATCTGGGTTGAAGAATTGAGTGCTTATCCTGCCGATGTTGTTCAAAAAGCATTAAAAGCTCGTTATCGTTGGTTTCCAAGCTTGGCTGAAGTTTTGGAAAAATGCGCTAATGAAGTCGCATACAGAAATTTAATTAAACAAGGTATTCGTTGCTACCGCATAGACAACGAGTAATTTTTTATGGAAGGAAAACAAAATGGAAGAAGAATTAGATTTATTTGAATATGAACCGACAAGAAAGGTTGTTGCTGAATTAAAACAAAACGGAGAAGATTTTGAATTTTATCCAACAACTGATGAGATGTTAAGGAAAGTCAAACAATATTCAACTCATAATTATTCAATTTTGGATATTGGTTGCGGATTAGCCAAGCTTAAAAGCTATTTTCCTGATTCTGAATATTACGCTATTGAGAAATCAAAGGTTTTAATAAATAAACTTCCGGCTGATGTGTTTGTTTTAGGAACTGATTTTAATAATTGCACATTGATTGATAAGCAAGTTGATATGATATTTTGCAATCCGCCTTATTCAGAATTTGAAGATTGGACTTTGCGAATTATTAAAGAAGGTAATTTTAGAGAGGCTTTTTTAATTATTCCGCAACGCTGGAAAGACAACAAAGAAATTCTGCAAGCCATTGAGCAAATGAAAATAAGGTTTGATGTTATTGATAGTACAGATTTTCTCGATGCAGACAGACAAGCTAGAGCAAAGGTGGATATTATTAAATTTTGGAAGAATGAATACTCTAGCGAAAGAATAGACCCCTTTAAGACGTGGTTTGAAGAAACTTTTGGATTTAAAGAAACAAAAGACCACGGTTTTGAGTATAAAGAAGATAAATCAGAAAAGATTAAAAATGAACTGGTTGAAGCTCCGAATAAGATTGAATACTTGGTTAATCTTTACAACGATGAAATGAACCGTTTATTTAGCTCATTTAAGGCTATATGTGCGTTAGATGAAGAAACATTGCACGATATTGGAGTTGAAACAAAAAAGGTTATTGAATCGCTAAAGTATAAGATTGAACATACAAAGATTTTATACTGGAGATTAGTTTTTGATTATCTCGATGAAATAACAAAAAGATTAACGGCAGAATCAAGAAGAAACTTAGTTAATAGATTTGAAAAACTTAATGAAGTTGATTTTAACATTGACAACATTCAATCTGTTGTTATCTGGGTGCTTAAAAATGCCTCAAGTTTGTTTGATGAGCAATTAGTAAGCCTTTATAAGCAATTTACAACCCCTGATAATATTATCAAATACAAATCAAATCAGAGAGTGTTTAAGCGTAATGAATACTGGAACAGTAGATTTGATGATAAAAGCTCTGTTTCTCATTATTGTCTGACTTATAGAATGGTTGTTGATAACTTATATTTTAGAAAATCTTATTCTTGGAATGGAGAAGAAATTGACAAAGATAAAGCTCAAACCATAGTAGATGATTTATCAGCCATTGCTTTTAACTTAGGCTTTGAAGCTGATTATAAAGACATTCCAACAGAGTTCGGCGAAAAATACTATGTTATGGGTAAAAATGGAAATCCTTTAATTGAGTTTAAGCTATATAAGAATGGCAATACACATCTTAAATTGGATATTGAATTTTGCAAAGCAATGAATGTTGAAGTTGCTCGCTTGCTTGGATGGATTCAAAACAAATCAGAGATTGTTAATGAATTTCCTGACGATATGAAAGACGCAGGTAAATATTACGGTGCTAATTTCAGATTTAGCCTTGAAAAACCAAACATTAAACTTTTAGGAGTTGGATAAATGATTGATTTAGAAAAAATGAAACACATAATGTTTAGTTTAGTGTGTGTCTTATCTTTATTTACAAGTAAATCTTACGCTTTTGACGAGATTAACGGTAATAAAGTAGTACTAATTACATCAAAAGAACACGAGATAGCCCCTGAACAAGCTGATAGTATAACGAGGCAAAGAGCTGAGAACGCTTGTTATCTTATCAATAAAGTTTTGGTTGATTTCAAATATAAGGAATTAGAACAGGATAATATATTTGACACTTGTTATAGGGCAGGTTGTGTTTCGAGAAAAGATTTAGAGAAGTATAAAATTCCCACTAAAAATTATTTACAAGCAGTGAATTATAAGGATATGGAATTACATTATCACGACGGCGGAGCTGCTGTTGCAGTTATAACTTTGGGACTTATTCCAATAATCATCACTTATCCGGCAAGAATTGCTACATCAATTACTTGTGGAGATAAAGATAGTTTCAATTACACAACGAATTAAGTAGATTAAGGAGTTAGAAAAATGAAGCCCAATAAAACAAAGCTGATGAAAATAATAGCATATTGGCATAAAGAGCACCCAAGGGCAATAAGTTTAGACCTAGAAGAAAATGTACCTTGGCTAAGCGCAAACTGGGTAGAACATCGACCAGCGACACAAGAAGAAATAGATATGTATAACAAAGGTATATTTAATTATTTTATAAAGGAATAAAATAATGGCAGAAAAGAAGCTCACAGTTTTGGAAATATATCAACAAAGAGGCTGGCTAGATAATAAAAAATCAATATGGTCTGCTTCTGACAGGGTTGGAGTAGGTTTAAAGCTCAGAGATATAAGAGAACAAGCAGGGCTGGGAGCTATGTCTGCTATTGATTATGAAAAAGAAAGAGTTGACTGTTCTATTAAAATGGCAGGAAGCCACAGAGAAACAGCTGAATCACTTTATTTTAAGGCAACCGGATTCATACCTAAAGAATTTAGGTTTACGGTTATCAATGTTTGTTGTGATAACCGATATATAAAGGCTCAGGGAGAAACAAATCAAGAAATAATGAGCGACAGGCATTTACAAATTGTTGATTTGTGCCGTGGGCTTGATTATTTAATTGAGTTCTTTTTATTTAGAAAAAAATCATTAATGGGGGAAAATAAATGAAGTTTGAACAGAATGTTGTAACAATTTCAGAATGGTCTAAACAAGAACAGCCGGAACTTTGTGTTGAAATACAAAGAAAAAACCTAGAGCGAAAACTGAAGGATGTTGAAAAAGCCGAAGGAACACCACGCTGGGCTGATAAAATGGCGGAGGCTTATATTGCCGCCGCTATTATGGCTGGAAGGTTTGTACAGACAACAGGGAAGGTGGCTATTTGGTATATGGAAAGTTACCCTGAATATGAAAGAATAAGAGAAATTGTCGATAATAAGATGAGGACAGAATATGTTTAGGCGGTTAATTATGAAGCTTTTCTTCTGGCAGATGAAGAAAGATATTAAAAATCTGAAAAGAAAGGTAATAAATGCCAAGCGTAAAAGAATTAGATAGGCTTACTCAAGAATTAAGCCATAACCAACTATGCAGAGTATGCGCTAAGGTTTTTCATACTTATAAAAGCGCAGATTGTATTCATCACGTTGAGCCCAGAAATAATTTTATTTTGCGTTATGATATTGTGAACTTAATTCCTATATGTAATGATTGTCATAGGTTAATTCACGATACAAACAAGATAAGAGATGAGGATTACGTTGCAAAAGAATGCCTTGCATATATAAACCAATATCGCAATAAATCATATAAGGACTGGTTAATATTTGAAAAGCAGATGACTGAAGAAGAATATTTTAAGGAATGTAAAAACAACTTAAAACAATTAAAAAACAAGTATTGTGGATAACTTAAAAAATAGTTATTGCAAAAATGAATCATTTTTGTTATAAGAAGTATCAGAATGGAAATAGTGTCGATAGAGGCATTGTTTTCCTTCCAATATGCGGAATCCGTTAGAGCAATCTAGCGGATTTTTTTATTTTTACCTCAGTTTTATTCATAATACTTCCTATCTATATAAACCAGTCCAAGCCCCTTACCGCATAGAGGGGTTTTCTTTTATGAATAAAATACACACTAACAAACTTACGGAGAAACATAATGTACGCAAAAATACAAAAAGACTTTTCTCAGCATTATTTGCTGATTGAAGGGAAAGAAATAGAATTATGCCCTTCTTTTGTAAACACCGATTCTGATACATATTATGGCGGAATAGTAAACTGTTTGCAAAAATATGATGAAGAAAGAAATAAAAAATTCAGAGTTGGTGAATACCTCTGGGAAATTTTTCGTGAATATGATTGGAATACAAAGCCAGTCACCTCGGTAGAAATGGATATGCCTCACCGAGAAGATGCTATTTCTTCTTGGAATGGCGCAAATATAAAAGGAATTGTCGTTGACGGTCAAAGATATATTACTTGCGGAAGCATTTATATTTTAAATGACAAAGGGCAAACAATTCAAAAAGTATAGGTTATTTAGGTTGATATACAAACACAAGCCCTCAGAAATGGGGGCTTAATTTTTAGGAGAAAAGAAATGGCATGCAAAGGGAAAAAAAGAAAATAACTTTCATAAAAATACCAATCTTCAATCAAAGAATTTATTTTACTAATTGGAAACACGCAAAAGAAAATAATAATGTAGATATAGACTTATATGAGGCTATTTGTTACACGGATAAAGACGAAAGGATTTGTTTTTGCTGTGATGAAAGTCCAAGAGATGATTTATTAGTTCACGAAAGTCTGCATCTTGCAAATTTTATTATTGTTAGATGTTTGTTATTTGTAACACCTCAGCACGATGAGTTGACAGCGTATTTAACAACATACATATACAAAAAAGTAAAAGAGCATTTTAAGGACGGAGCAAATGTCTAAAGAGCAAATTAAATTTGATAAGCGTAATTATCGCAAACACAACGATAAAAACAAAGAACTCATAAATGAAATTTGGCACAATATAGAAGGATATGAGGGACTTTATCAAGTAAGTAATTACGGACGTGTAAAATCTCTTTCAAGGCCATATAAAAACCAATATGGAGAATTTGGAAACAAAAAAGAATTTATCAAAGCTCAAAAATTATGCTCTTTTGACAGTTCAACAAAAGAAAAAAGCGGTTATTTAGTTGTAAATTTAGCAAAAGATGACAGAGGGAAATGGGTAAGAGTTCACAGATTGGTTGCACAAGCGTTTTTAGAAAATCCATTAAATTTATTAGAAGTTAATCATAAAGATGGAAATAAATTAAACAATAATGTAGATAATTTAGAATGGGTGACACACGCACAAAATTGTATTCACGCTTGGCAAAATGGT